AACTGTATCCGGCAAAGGCCACGGCGAGACCGGCGTTTCCTTCGCGCCAAAAGCCCACCGCAGTGATGGCGTAGCAGATGGTCGTGATGACGAGCGGGGTGAAGGTCATCGGCGGGCTTTGGCGGTCTTCGCGGAGGCGCGGAATGCTTTGGCGGTGGGCGCGCCGGCGGAACCGGGCTTGCGCATCTTCTCGCCGCTTCCGGCGGCGATGCGGGCTTTTTTTGCGTGTATGTTTGCGTATAGTCCTGCGGGTTTTTTCATAATTATTCTTCTTCGTTGTTTCCGTAGCGGATGGCCCAGGCGAACATGCCGCCGTAGGCTGCCAAGGCGCCGAGCACTATGCCTGCGGCGAGGCCGATGAGGATGTATCCGGCGGCGGTCATTCGTGGACGCGCCTCCATTTATCCTTCCACATCGACCTCGCCATCGTGGCGGACTTCTCGGCGACTGCTTCCTCGCTCATGTCGGGGCAGACATGGTGGAGCAGCTCATGCAGAACCGTGTCTAGCTCGTCCGCGCCGGATTGACGTGGATCGATGTAGACTTTGCCGTCGCCCATAGTCATGCCGTCCGCTTTTTCGCGGCCGAGCTTCTTACGGACGATTGCGATGGTTCTGCGCGGTGGCATTTAGGCGAGGTCGGCTTGTTTGGCATCGCACTCGGCGCCGCACGCGGCGTATCCGGCGATATCGATCCAGTTGTCCGCTTTGTGGCAGTGCGCTTGGCGGGCGATCTTCACCAGGATCATAAGCGCGGCGATGTCGGATGCCGTGACTAAGACTTGCGCGCCGTTGGTGCGCGACAGGTAGCTGGAGAACATCTCGGCCTGCGTCCCGAAATCATCCGCGGGCGAGCCGTAGTCCTCGTTGCGCGCTCCGCAAACGGCGGACGATGCGGCGTCGAGTGTTTGCTTGGCGGTTTGCATCAGGCGGCTTTTTTGTAGCGTTGGCCGGCGTAATACAGATCCAAGCGGGCCTTGAAGTATTCCCACTCGTTGTCGCTGCTGAACATCCACTCGATGCTGTGGTCGTCGGCGCGGTCCTTGCCGATGCGGACAACGGCGCGGCGCTGCACGATCTGCTCGGGGCGGTTTTCATTCCACAAGCGCTCGTAGGCGGCGAGCTGCAGCTTCTGCGAGGTGTAGATGCCGCTGCTGGTTTTCCAGTCGAGGAGAACGATGCGGCCTTTGCTGTCTACGCTCGGAGCGTCGATGGTGCCGCCAAACATGTGGGCTTCGCTGACGAGTTGCACTTCCGGCTCAAGCACGGTCAGCTCTTGCTCGTTCCAAAACTGCAGGAAGTTGGCAAAGGCAATCTGCGCGCGCTCAATGTCGGCCGGCGCGTATTCGCCGAGGTCGGGTTCCCAGCCGTGGAAATAGCACTCGATCAAAAAGTGGCAGACTGTGCCGACATCTGCGGCTTGGTCTCGCACTTTGCGATAGTCTTTGCCGGAATTTCCCAGATTCCACGCCCAGTGAATAAGGTTGCTCTGGTCGTCGCCGACTTTGCAGATGGTGGACGCTCCGGGAACCTGCGAGCCATCTTTAAGCAGATACTTTTGATGGCTGCGCAGCTTCTGGAGCTTGACGATTTTCTGGCCCGCCTCGTTATAGCGGTCAGGCTCAGGTGCGGGTGCGGCTTGGGAAGGGGAGCGGCGTTTTGCCGCCCCCCTTGTGGTGTTTTTCGCTGGCATGAGGGTTACCAGGTGATCTCTTGGTCGTCCGTGCCGGTCTTGGCCATGCGCAGCTCGCGCTCAACGTGCTGATCCTTGGCTTCGCTCACATCGAAGCCGTAGGCGGTGGCGCTGCCGCCGTCGCCCCAGGTGACGAGGTCATGCACCATGACGGCCTTGGGCTGCAGCGTGATGCCGGCGCCGAGCGTGCCCGTGTACCAGCAGTAAGGAACGACTGCGACTTGGATCTTGCTGCCGCCGCCGATGTTGTCGGTGATGATGTCGCCGGAGGCGTTGAAGAGCTTCGGCGCGCGGCTGTAGGTCTCGCCGGCTTTGTCTTTGCCCACGGCTTTGACCTTGAGCTTGAGCTGGACGAGACCATCGTTGTCTTCCCACGGCGCGGCGTGGAGCTTGAGCTTGTCTTTTTTCAGCTCGGCTTTCTTCTCGGCAACGAATGCGGAGAAAAGCTCCTCGGCTTGCTTGATGAACGGTTCGGCTTCCTCGGCGGTTAGCTCGAGGTTGACTTTGAACACTCCCACGTCGTCGAACTTGGTGTCCGGGCGATTGAGGTGAGGATAGCGGGCGATGCCCACGGGTGTGGTTAGGGTTTTGTTTGGCATGTTATGTGGTTGGTTGTTGTGTTTGTGTTGGGACTAAGAAATCGGAGCGGCGAAGGATGGTGAGAAAGTCCTGCGCGCGCAGTGTGATGAACCATTCCTCGCCGTTGCGCTTGTGGGCGACGACCGGGAAGAGCTTGGCCTTGGCGTCACGGATGGCTTGGGCCATCCAGTCGCGGATCTTGACGACTTGGCAGAACTTCACCTCAAAGTGGAAGTCGGGCAGGCACGGGCAGACAACGTCCGGCGAATCCCCAAGTCCGCTGAACTGCTGCCCGCGCCTGATCCCAGAGTCGCCGAAGGCTTCGCGCAGCTCGTCGCGCCACATGCGTTCTCCGCGGGCGCCTTTCGCGCGACTATTCATTGATGGCCTCCCAAAGTTGTTTCGCTGGTGCGTAGACCGAGCCATCGCTGTCGCTGGTGCGGCCGACCGGCGCGGTGCCCTCGAAGCGGGTGAGCGAGGGACGCCATGTGAGGTTGAGCGTGCCGGTGCGGCCGGCGCGGTGCTTGGCCACGATCAGCTCGGCGTCTTGGACTTCCGGTTCCTCGTCTTGCACGGCGTAATACGCGGGACGGTGGATCAAGCAAACGATGTCGCTGTCCTGCTCGATGCTGCCGGATTCGCGGAGGTCGCTAAGTTTTGGGCGGTTGTCGCTGCGGTTCTCGGCTTGGCGGTTGACCTGGGCGGCGGCGACGACTGGAATGCCTAGCTCCATGCTCATGGCTTTGAGGCCGCGGGAGACGAAGCCGACTTCGTTTTCGCGGCTTTGGGCGCCGGAGTGTGAGACAAGCTGCAGGTAATCAACGAAGATGCACTTGACACCCCAGCGGCGGACGGCGAGGCGGGCGCGGCCGCGGATGTCGAGAAGCGTGAGGCCGCCACGATCGTCCACATAGAGGGGTTCTGTGGAAAATTGCGTGGCGGCGTCGAAGATGCGGTGCTTGATGCTGGCGGTGAGGAATCCGTTGCGGATGATCTCGGTGTTGGTCTCGGCGCGGCCGAGGACGACTCGCGCGGCGAGTTCGTTTGCGGGCATTTCAAGGGAGAAGTAAACGACCGGAACTCCGCGGCGGGACATGTTGTCGGCCATGTTGAGCATGAGCGCGCTTTTGCCCATGGCGGGGCGGCCGGCGATGATGGTGAGCTGGCCTCCGCGGAGTCCGCCGGTGACTTGGTCCAGATCACGGATGCCGGTTTGCAGGCCGAGCTTCTTGCCGCCGGCCATGAGGCTCTCTAGCTCTTCGAGGAGGCCCGGGACGATGGCGCTCGGTGCGCGCATGCTGTCGGTGGCGGTGGTGAGGGAGAGGCTGAGGACGGACTCGCCAGCTTGCTGGAGGACGCTGTCGGCGTCCGCGGCCATGTCCTGAGCGGCGGCTTGCATGGCGACCGATGCGTCAATGATGCGGCGGCGGGCGTGGAGGTCGCGGAGGGTTTGCGCGTGATATTCGACTGCGGCGCTGCCTCCGGCGTAGTCGCCGAGCATCTCGGTGAGGGCACCGGCGCCGCCGACGAAGTTGAGCTTGTGCTGGGCATCGATGCGCTGCGTCACGGCGATGACGTTTGCGGTGCCGCCTTCGGCGCGGACCTCGGCGATGGTCTCGTAGATGAGGCGATGCGCAGGCGTGTAGAAAAGATCGGCGTGGATGCCGGAGACTTCGTCGCAAAGTTTGGGATCGGCCATGAGCGAGCCGAGGACGGTGCGCTCGGTGGCGGGGCTTTGGGGGACGGTGCGTTTCATGTTAGGCGGCGCCTCCGTCGTCATTGTTCTCCAGAACGACTATGACAATGAACGTCAGAACGATCAGCGCGAGGTAGGTTAGAATGAGCGCGTTCATTGGCGCGGCGCTCCTTCTTGCGGCGATACAAATCGGCACGCCACTTGAGCCACTTGTCGGCGGCTTCGTCTACGGCAATGAGGTCTTCGGCGATGTGTGGCCATTGTTGTCGGAGGAGTCGTTTGGTTTCAGCATTCATAGGTCGCCGGTGGGTGCTGCAGTGTGGCGGCCTGCGTCATCTGTTGGCAGAT